GATACTGGAATGAACTGCTGCGGCCACTGGATTCTTTTGCTTGATCGCAAAATTCATAACTTGCGAAATCTTTGGCTGGGTGCGTCGTCTAAAGTCATCAATAGACTCGCCCATTGGAATAGGAAGATGCGTATTCTTATCGAAATACGACATCGTTCCATCATGCTCATTCTTTAATTCACCTGCAAGATAACCCACATTAAGAGGAGCAAATTCAGGAACCGTGTGAATCTTCAGACTGCCATCGTGAACATCAGCTATTGCTCTAGCGGTATCTTGGGCTCGTTTTTTAGGAGAAGATAGTAACGCGGCAAGGGGCTTGGCTTTAAAATACTCTCCCAAGGTTTGAGCATCTGCCAATCCATGCTTGTTTAGGGGTAAATCAAGGGGACCACGAAAAGTTCCAGCTGCATTACCCGAAGTTTCACCGTGTCTTATCCAATAGGCAACGAGTTTTTTGGCGTCTGGCATGGAGGGACCCCTTTAGGGTGGCGATAGGCGTCGATTGCGGCTTTCACCTTGTTACTGAAAGTGAGACTACCGCTGGGTCCTTCTTTATCAAGGTACTGTTTGCAGGCAGCAGAGAGATAAACACAAGCTACGATAACGGCACCTTTTTCAATCAAAGGCAGCACTAAAATAAGAAGAATGAATATCAGTTGGCCTACCATTTGGCTGCCGTTAGAATGGGGCCTTTCCCTTTTGGGGATACGGTGGAAGTTATCGGGGTAGCAAGCCACTCTTTTAGTTTGAGCATGGACTCACAGCCCATCCCCGCAGCCTCACCTTGTACCTCAAATTCGACAATGCCCACAATCTTGTGTGTCTTTTCGGAAATAACAGCAGCGCCACTCGCTCCATGTCCACCAAAGATGTGAACCATAAAGCGATCTTGCAATTCAGGATGAACACCTGGAATGCTGCCTGAAGCAACCTTACCAACTGCCACTTGCTTGACCAAGCCGTCTGTAAAATTCACAGAGTAAATCTCTTGCTCGATCTCGGGAAGTTTTCCGCTATTATCGACATCAATCACTGGAAATTCTTCGTCAGTGTTAACGTACAGAACTGCGAAATCATACTTCTCGCTAAATTCGGCACGATAAACAAATGCTGGAATAGAGCCAGCAGCCTTTTCAGAACCCTCTTCAGCAATGATATCCCGACGAACGAAATAGTTCAAGTCTTCCGGCAATTCAGGATTTGCTCCGCCAATACAGTGTCCGGCAGTTAGAAGAAGATACTCATTCTTCCCTTTTGGCCCATCCCCACCCTTAAGGGCCGCTCGGCCAACCACAACTGTAGCACTGCACAGAAAGTGACTTTCATCGCCCAAGTTTCCATAGAGAGCTAAGCTAGCATCGTATGCCTGCTTGTGATCCTTGGACATCTTGGCAACATCGGTCTCTTGGGCACCAGTAGTTACTAGAGGCAAGGATAGAAACAGCATTGCATTTATAACTGCCAATAGTAACTTTTTCATGATTCACCCTTACAGTTTGGATTCGACTTCCTTTTTTACTTCCTGCACTTCCTGTTCAGCTTTAGCTTCCACTTTAGCGGCTTCGGCTACAGCAGAGGCTTTCAGTGCCGCAGTATCCACAGCAGCTTTCGCGGCCAGTTTGCGCGTATAGAAACCTGCAGCAAATGCAGCAACCGCAGCAACTACAACAACAACTTTTACCGCTTCAGAACCAAGTAAAACCATTTCATTTCTCCTATTTTGACTTACTGTATTTCGCCTTAGCTGTTGCCCAATATGCAGCACCTGCGACAGCTTCCGGGTCATCGGCTCCTGAACGAGCAGCCGATCGTTCAATCTCTTTGAACGTTGAGGGCTTCATAATCGCCCCGGGTGCCTGTCTGTTTCGCCACTCTCTCAAACCTTCTGATGTCTTTGCCATGTGGATAACTCTTACGTATAAGAAACAAGTTTCACTCGATCTTCTCGACTAATTCCTTTTTGACCAAATAACCAAGCAGAATCCGAATTGTCATCTCCGCGACGCCTTGCACCTTTCAACTTCAGGCACATGGCGTATTGCATCGCGTTCATCAAATGATCGTGCCGCTTTCGGGGTTTCTCTTTACTTTGACCCTTTTGTTCTCCCTTAGAGAATGCATCCCACGTATAATGAGTTATTTCAAACTCGAAATTCGGGAGTCCTTCAAAGCAATAGAATTTTGGATGACGTGAGCCGGGAGTGATCGTTGCGTTGATGTATTCCCGTGAAAGGCTAACGGCGTAACCTTCTTTTCCAACATCCGGTAGCCTGACCGGAATCCCCGCGTCCATGTAGAGGCGTTGTCCGTCCTTGTGTGTTTCATTGTTGCGCTGTTTAGCCCAGTAAGGATCAAGCAGCCAGTAATCAACTGGCTCGCCAGCGTTGACCATGACCAAACACTTGGCATGCTCACTGACGGTTCTTTCCGTTTCGTAATACTCTCGATAGGCGTAATAGTCGCCTTCGGGATTAACTGCGATCCATATAGCCGCTGTAACTCCTGTAGCTGCTGGATCAATAGATATAATTCTAGGCCAATAACGGGGGATAGGAAAAGGCTTAACGATATGAACAGCTTTATTCCACGTAGAATAGACAAGTCCGGTTCTACGAACGAACTTACCATAGAGTCTTGCACCCTCTTCTGGGTGCCCAGCCCATCGAAGCTTGGCAGCTTCTTTTTCTTCGTTACTAACGAAGGGACTAGCCAGCATGGATAACTCACAAAACTGTAAGTTCAATTTGCCAGCCAAAAACTCTTCATATAAATCGTAGACCCAAGGCTCACGAACTGCCGAGTTGATATCAGTGAGTGGAGTCTGCGTCAGCAAAATCTTTCCGTTACAGTCGATAGTGCGCTGATAGCACTCATCGAACACGGCCCGTTCACATTCTTCATCGATCCAGATAAAGTCAACCGATGCGCCCTGGAACTTCTCTCGACCAGCTTCTGCTGATTTGCCAGTTAGGATCGAGCCATTCTTGAAGAATACTTGAAAATCGCCATCACGAACCTGGCTTATGACAAGAGGATCATTCGGCAGAAATGGCGGATGATTCTTGCCATACCGAAGTTTCTCATGCCAAATTACATCTCGCAGAGTGCCAAAGTCTACGCCGACAACCCAGACATTAACAGGACCGTCCGGTATGGGCAAATCTTTGACCCATTCCCATGCAGGTTCACCTTCAAAATACTTCTTGCCAAGGCACCATGCAACCGCTAAGAAAGCTCCGAGAATAGTCTTTCCCGATCGGTTTCCACCCAGAAGGGCGAATATCTTAATCCTATTGGTAAACTTCTTAAGCGCGTTGGCTTGATCCGGTTCCCAGGGCTTAAAGTACCTGATATAGCACTTTTTAAACCGCTTCTTTTCAAGCGCATCTATTGCTGCAAGGCGTTCCCCGGGGGGTAGCCTTTGAAGCTCCTCAAGTGCCTTTTGTTGCTTCTCGGTTGGATTCATTGGCATTAGTAGCGCAATATGCGATCGATGGTTCTACATGATAAGGATGTCGTCCGCAGTAGGGGCAACGACCACAACCGGGGCACACTGGATAGGGAAACAGTGGATAAGCTGGATAGGGAAACAGTGGATAAGCTGGATATTGAGGATAGACAAAACCTTGAGGGAAGGCAACGCCCTCGCCCTGTGTTGTAGAGGAATTAGTAATTTCGCGTGTCATAATTAATTCACTGTTACTGACTTTGTTTGGGTGTTGCGCTTAATAACGTCGATGTCAGCCTGAGACAACTCTCCAAATATGCTGACTGTTTGCTCTGGTCCAATGAAACCCGCCGCCTTAGCAGCCTTAAATAGTGCTTCCGCCGCCTTGTCATATTGACCGTCCTCTTCTAGTTTCTGGGCCAAACCCAGGAGGCGACCTATGACAGTATCCTTCTTGAAATTGGGGCTAGTGGCTAACTCATTGAAATACTTATGCCTAGCTTCCCACAATAGCCTATCGAAACTCTTTCGCCGCTTGATAGTGACAATCTCAGCACTTGAGACGCCCAGATTAAGCTCCGTGACCGCCTTTTCGAGGTCAATACCCTTTCGGGCCATCAATTCTATAGCTTCGGGGAGCCATTCTTCAATTTTATCTGGTCTGGCCAAGGCACACTCTCGTCCAACGAATTCCTTTGTCCTATACAAAGGATACGTATAACTCGTACTTTTTACAAGTAAGAAAGTGAAAATACTTTAAAATTCTTCAAGAGTAGGGAGGCGGGTCCCTTCCCGCTCTCCCCCCGGACCACTTTCGTTCCTCCGGGGGCTCCTTGAGGCTCCATAAGCGAGCGGGGTAACGGTGATACCTACCCCCTAGCGAGCCCCCAAAACGCCCTTTAGGGACCCATCTGGGTGGTAAATCCTCTATTTTGAGATACTTAGCCTATTAAGCCCATAAGCCCCTTATTTCCAGTACCTTACAGCGAGAGGCTCCGGCCTCTATTGAAGGGCTATCCCCTGTAGAATCAATCACTTAATGGGACCCCTATTTCCAATTTTGAAAAATCGCGGAGGGTATCTCCCATCGTTTGGCGACGAAGAGGAGTTCCTGGAAGCCCAAACTCTCCCAAAAATCCCGCTTCTTTGCCGTGGATGAACGCTTCGAGACGAACAGCTGCGCGAAAATTTTCCGGAATTTTTCAGAAGGGTGCAGCGCCGAAAATTGCAGCTGCGACGGAGCGCCACGGTCAGCGTGGCAAGACAATTCAGCTTGGGATGCCATGCAACGGGTTTCCCCTGAAATCGCTGTTCATCAGGGGATGTAATGAAGTAAGCAGGAGTAACAGTCATGGCAAAAGCATCTCAGGCAGTACAAGCGGCTCTTGGCAAGTTCGCTGCAATCGTCATCGAACAGGGTTTGTTCGAGACTAGGGCGAACGACAAGAACAAAGAGTATCTGACGACAGGTACTCATCACTTCTCACCCATCAAGTACGACTTTGTTGGGGAAGATGGCAAGCCGCGTCAAGGTACTCTCGGCGGGTTTATCTGCTTCAATCTCAACCGGATCGAACTGGTTGAGGAACGTGAGGCAAACGCCGCTGAGGACATTCGAGCATCCTTGGCCAAGCTCAGCCCGGAGAAACGCGCCGCGATGCTGGCTGAATTAGCCGCCGAGTAAGCTGACAAGTGGGGCGGAAGTCACTAACGCCCTACTCAGTGAGCTTGCAAGGATTAGCTCAGATGTGCCCAGAAAGGGGTAAATCTATGCCTGGCTTGTTAGTAACTCACAAAGCAGGCATGAGTCGAGATGTGTCCGTCAAGGATCATCGGCTCATGCTGTTGCAGAGTAGAGTGAATGCTATGGAAAGTCACGCTCGCAGTATGGCTCGCCGGATGTATTGGGAGACATACCGGAGAGTGACGAACGGCGCAGACTACAAGCTGGCCACGGACAATGTGACGTTGGTCCAGTTGGCTGGCACCTATGGAGTACAACCGAAGTTGAGAGACTACGCTGTAGGGTGCTTTTGGCAGCTAGTCCAACAGCGGCGCGAAGCTGGCGTTAGCAAGGTGTTCTAACATGCAGTGGACCTATGTAGGGTGGTGGGGGTTCACTGAGTATCCGGTCTATGTACCACCGTATTGGAAGCGAACACTCGCTGAGGCTATTGAATCGTGGCTCAGCGATGACTGGGAAGTGACGTAGGAGAACTGCATTGATTCGATACATCCGACAAAACGGTGAGCGTTATTCGTTCACTGAAACTCAACTGGAGCACCAGCGGAGACAAATCATCCGTCGTGATTTAAGACGGAAGAAGAAAACTCTGTTGGCAGCCAAGATGGAGGCGAACCGTGTTTGATTGGGACGCATATTGGGCAGAAGTTCCAATATCCTGCGATGAGTGGGACGGCACCGCAGAGAATATTGACTTCTGTGGCGAAGATTAATCAGTTTGGTTCGCTCCACCCAAATGGGTCGCAGCTGCGCCGCTTTGTTGGCGAATCTGACCAGCAACCAAGCGAGATTTAATCGCTGCGGTCCTTAGGGTGAAGCGATTCCCAAGCCGATTAGTTAACTGGCTTGAATTGGAGGTTTCCAATGATTCGCTGGCTGATGTGTGCATTCTGCTGTAAAGAGCGCAAGCATGAGGAAACTGACAGCCCGAAATGGTGGCGTTGTGTGCGATGTGGCCATGCACGAAAAGCTCTCTGAGGTGCGATGACTCTGTTGCAGGTTTCGGAATTTTTCGGATGCTGTGACGGCGGAAAATTTTTCGCTGCTGGAACGGAGGTCAACTGATGGGCCTGTATACCAAAGCGCAGTACGAACAGCAAAGCGAAGCTGTTGAAGCTGCGGCTGCATGTATATCGGCTGGTATCATCGGTGCTGACTATGCTGGAAGGCTGGTCAAGTATATCGATGATTTGGCTGAGATACCGACTTACTTCTGGGCACGTTGTCCAGTGACTAAGAAAAAATTGGAGAAACCTGGACCAGATGTTAAGGAAGTTGCCAAAGTTCTTTTGACGCTGTACAACGGAGCGCCCTTGGCTGGATTTGTTTCTTTGCCAAATGGCACCAGAGTCCAAACTGCACGCTATTACGAATCAGTAATAGAGCGCATTCGACGTAAACTAAAAGGCAAGTTGCTGTTTACTCGGATGATACTGGCAGATGGCGATAAACGGCCAAAGTGCAATGACCCCAAGAATCACAAACAGCCTTGCAAGTGTAAGGCGCTGACTCTGGCGAATTTGGCGAATGAAGCGCGATAGGCTGAAAGAGAGGCTGAATGACGCCACACTTGACGGTGGAGCAAGTGCGGGATGCTTTTAATATATCCGATGGG